TATAGAGATAACAGAAAGGCATTTGTCTATAACATGGCAGTTGATGAAGTTTACCACGATGCGTACACTGGACAACCAGTAACATCAATTGATGACGCATTTGTCATTAAGGATGAACACTCTACTGATGGTAGCTCATCGCAACTTATCCATTTTATCAATGGAGCAGCATGTCCATTGCAGTGTGCACATTTGGAGAACAAGCAAAATAAATCCTTTACTTCTAGGATGTTAACCTTAACTACAAACGCACGGAAGATAGATCATTCCACTTTTAAGACTATGACTCACCCAGAAGCCCTAACCGGCAGACTAGATCTCAATGCATATATAATAACATGCACTGATGAGTTTGCGTTAAAGAAGAATGAAGATCCGTGGCTCACGTTCCCTAATAAAGAAAAGTTGAAAAACCTACCAGGTTTGAGCCTCGATCACATTCGTTTTAGAGCGTATAGTTTTGCTAGTGGCAAAGCAGTTGGACCAGAACTCAATGTAGAGGAAGTTATTACTAAAACCATTACTTTCATGAACAGGGAGTCGAACCAGTATAACAAACAAGTAGATGATCTGGATGGTCATATGGTGAGGCGCTTAGAAAAGTTGGGTTATGTGCCAAGAGCTAGGAATTTGAAACCAACTTATCCACAGAATTTTGAGTTGTTTTGGGCTAAATTGCAAGCAGAATTCCACGATAACATGCCACCAAAAATTGCTACTTGGCGTGAGGCAGCTATGGAAGCAATGCAAGAAGGTTACATTAGTGCTAAAACTACTGTTGAAGAGCTTCATGCTTTGTGTGATGAAATCACAAGGAAGTACTTGACCAAAACGCAAGATTTCCTCGCCAATAACTGGAAAACTATGTTGGTTGGTGCTGGAGTAATTGCATTGGCAGGTACCCTGGCTACCGCATACCGGTTCTGGCCTATAGTAGCAGTAATGTTACCGCAGGCTGGTAAAGAGTACGATCATGCAAAGTCGCGATCACAACACAAAGCCACGCGTAAGTTTACTACTGAAATTCCGCATGTAAATGCGGCTAAATTCGTAGGAGAGAATTTTACTATCGGTCACCAGGAGTCTATTTTAAGCGTATGTCAAAATGTAGTTTCTTTGTCTTATGGTACAGAAACTCGCAGTGTGGCATATGGTTTAATGCTCAAGGGAACTAGTATGATTCTCAACCACCACGTGATGTCGGCTATACGCGATAGGGCGGAGGAACAACCAACTGCAGTTCTCATCATAACACCCGTTCATGGAAGTAGACCTTCTTTCAAGGTCCCATTGGCGAGTCTTATGAAAATGGTAGATGATAAGTTCAATCGAAATATAGCGGATGGAGATCCCTTCTTCGATATGATAATTTTGACTCTACCAGAACGCAGTTTTAATGCATTTAAGGACATTACTAAACACATTACGGACAAACTGCCAAGTATTGACGTGGTGTATCGTAGCGTTCCTGGGGTTGTCCTCAGACCAGGTTCTGAAGGAAAGTTACCTGTCTTGTTGCAAACGGAGATGGTTGCTATGGCTAACCAATCGCTGGACAGTAGTGGGGCTGGCTATAAATTCCCTTTGACCTACCATGCTAAACATGAAACTGGACCTGGTTTTTGTGGTCTGCCTTTTTTTGTTTTGACTGAGGGTCAAGCATATTTGGTCGGTATACATGCTGGGGGAAATGGTAAAGATGCAATGTGTTCGGCGTTCGTTAGGAGTGACTTTGACCACTTGAAGTCAGTTCCTCTTCGAGATATGAACGATATACACGAAGCGCTCAAGCCACAACCTAGTTCCGCAATGACGGCGGAAGCTTATCCAGGCAAAATCTTGGCCACGGGGCCTAAGGTTTTCATGCCGTTCAATGACCTTAGAAAATCATCGTTGTACGGTGTGTTTGGGGAAATTGACAAACTTCCTTCAGTAGTTCGTGTTACCAAGGAAGGCATTAATCCATTGCACAAGGCAGCCTCCAATTATCATTGCTCTCATGTTTACTATCCAGAAGCGTTGATTGATGATGTTGGGGAAGCATCTGTTTATAAGTGGAAGAAGTTGGGAGTTAGAGCGCATAGAGAACTAACTCTTAACGAAGCTCTGGATGGTATTCCAAATAGAATGTGGGGACCCATTCCAAGATCCACTGCTAATGGAGCACTCTTTGACCAATTGGTTAGGACAAAATCAGGAGGTTATAAGGGCAAGCAAGTTTTTCTCGGCAAAGAAGAGGACACTTCGATAAGAGGTCCAGATTATCCAATATTACTCGCAACTATAGGAGAGATGTTGGATAAAATCAGGGCTGGTGAGAATCCAATCAGTTCCTTTAAGGACATTTTAAAGGATGAACTAGTTTCGAGCAAGAAGGCTAAGGAAGCCGACACTCGTCTAGTTTCTGTTAGCGGTCTTGAGTTGACTATTTTCACTCGTATGGCTTACGGAGATTTGTTGTCGCAGATGCATAATAAGAAAATTGTTCTTTTCAACGGTAGCGCAAAAGGTTATAATCCATACACAGAAGCTTCTTTTCTGCGTAGATTATTGGCAACTAGACCACATCTAAAAGCATTTGACTTCAAAAAGTGGGATACGAGCGTTTCTGCGCAGTTACTGCATAGGGTCTTTGATACAATGGATGCGTTATATCCCGCAGATGACGGAACTGAGATCTGGAAACAAGGATTTCTGTTACGTAATTGGGTTAGAAACGCAAACTGTAATTCCATCCACTTGATCGACGGTACGTTCGTTGAATGGTGGGGGTCCATTAGTTCAGGATCAGGTATTACGGGTGAGATGGGTGACGAGGCTAACAAGATGTTGTGTGCTATCGCTTGTGCTAGATACTGGCTCGAACAAAAGGACCCACGTAAGGCATATGTAGAACCTCTTGTGTTGGTACATTATAAACATGGTGACTTTGATTTCAATGCGTTCTTTGAGGATAATGTCCTGATAACACAAGGTGACGATGTCATCATGTCTCTCAGTGCAGAGTACGCAAATATGTCTTCATGTGACTTTGCTACTGCGTTGCGCTACTTTGGAGTCAGAATTACCAATTATGATAAGACTGACCCCATTGAGCGACCGATAGTGAACTTGGATTGGGACCAGGCTACCTTTCTCAAGCGCAACTTCAAGACAATTAATGGTCAAGACGTTGCACCGCTGGAGATTGAGTCTATATATAAAAGCTTTTATTACTTCCACAAAAGTATGAAAGTAGAAGATATAGAGCAGGTTCTCAATACCGTGGCGTTGGAGTTGTCGTTGCATGGGAAGGAGACGTTTGATAAGCATATCTCCCAGTTGGAGTTCTTGAGTATGGAGGCCTATGGCGTTCCACTTAGGTACACCAATTGGAAGACGGCTTTCAATACCGTTTCCAAACTCGAACTTTGTTATTAACAAGGTTCGAGTATAAATAAATATTTTTGAACACGTTACAGTCTGGTCCAGAATAAAATGTGGTGCTCCCACTACCAGTTTGTCGTGTTTATCAATTTTGTACATAGTTATTTGTTCGTATTTCATTATAAATTATAAAACAAAATAAAAAAACCGTTTGTGTATTCCAAATCTATAGAGATGTCAATGTATGTAGGTAAGAATTTAAGTTATTAGTACTCTCTAATCTGAGTGCCAGTTACGGGTAAGCGGGGTCCCCAGGTCGTGCTGAGGCGAAGCGCCGTAATGTCCGCGCAGGGACGGCATAAGAGAAGAGATAAAGTAATGTAGGGTCTTACTTACTTGTTGAATATCTATAGCGTTGCTAACATCCGTATTGTTAGTGCTTGGAAAAGTTTCCCTGTTCATCCAGTCTGAGACGTCGTTATCAAGACGTTAATTTGTCAAAACCTGCGCACTTATAACAATAATAGTTGAAAACATGGAAACAAAATCTGTTACTACTACTTTTGTCGAGGATGCCCCTTTGGCGTCCACTCTGCTAGAGACTAAACCTATTGGTCATGATCTTAATTATGGAGGGGAAACCATACAACAGTTCCTTGAAAAACCTATTCTCTTGTACTCAGGAGTTTGGACAGCCGCTATGGCAGTTAGCAATTCAATTTTGCCAATTACCACAGGCATTGGATTGGATTCCCAGTTGTTGACCAACCCCATGTTTGCTGAGAAAGTTAAGGGTTTTTCAATGAATAGGGCGGATGTGAGAATTAAGTTGCAAATCAATGCTACTCCATTCCACCAGGGCCAGTTGTTGATGTCCTTCTTACCGATGAGTGGAGCTATGTCCCTTGTGTCGCCAAGTTATGCAGCAATGCACAATTACAACAACACAACTAGGTATATGCTCCCACATGTTGAGTTTGACACTAACATGACTACTGTTGAGATGGAGATTCCTTATATTACGCCAGCTAATTATTATGGCTTGGCTACTACGGGATCCTCTGGGTTTCCTACTTACAATAGGGGCGCGGTGGACATCACAGTTATGTCACCACTCAGAACGGGAACCGGTGGAGTAGATAGGGTTGAATATGCAGTTTTCATTAGTTTTTCTAATGTTGAACTTGCAGCACCCATGGTTCCACAGAGTTCCTTGCAGATGAAGAAAGGAAAAACCCGTAAGTTTACTAGAAATGTGCCTGAAATTGAGTTGGAATCGATGAAATCGAAACCTATTTCAAGTGCCTTGTCTACAGCGGGCACCATAGCAAGATCTTTGGCCGCCGTACCAGTACTGGCTCCCGTGATGGAACCAGCTTCTTGGGTAGCGGATGGTCTCGCTGGTATAGCTAGTTTCTTCGGTTATTCCAAACCTCAACTGAATATGGCACCAACTTTGGTAACATCTCAGTTTAACCGCTACGCAGCGGTTTCTGATGGTACTGATTCCGCGTACCCACTAGCACTTAGGTCGGATAATTCCGTCACTAAGATTGATGCTAAGACACCTTATGTAGGAGATGAAATGTCGTTCACCTTTCTTAAGGGCGTAGTGTCGATCGTAGATCAAGTTAGTTGGAACACGTCACAACCAGATAATACCGTTTTATTCACGAAAAACATGTCGCCCGCATCGCTATTCAGGACGTCAAGTTTTACGAAGGGGTCTAAATCGGCCACGTTGATGACTGGTCCGCCAATATGGTATTTGAGTAATTTGTTTACCTACTGGCGTGGTGGTATCAAAGTGATTATCAAGGTTGTTAAAACAAACTTCCATTCAGGTCGTTTGCAACTAACTTGGACACCTAGACCCGGGGCTAGTCCACCAACCGTTTTTACTGCACACTATTCTATTCGTGAGATAGTTGATGTGCGGGTTGGTGATATAATTGAGATGGAGCTTCCTTATCTGCTTCCCATGGACTACGTGAGAATGGATGATTCTTCTGGGGTTTTTGAGATACGCGTTTTGAACGCACTCAAAGCACCAGAATCGGTCTCCAATACTGTTGATCTACTGATGTACTACAGTGGCTCAGCAGATATGGAGTTTGCAGTACCTGGTACGAGACCGGGCATAGCTAACATGCCGCCATTTTCCCCTGAGATGTACAATGGAGAGAGTTCGGAGAGTTCAGAGCAGTCTATTCGTGCTGGACCCACTATTTTGACAAACCAAATTCCGGGCACTATCGAACCTGGAAAGGTTACAACAAGTAGTGCGGAACACTGTGTTGGAGAAATGTTCAGTTCAGTTAGACAGTTACTGCTTAGGTACAACCAAATTTGGCAATCTAGTCCCGTCACTGGAACTGGATTGTCAATCTGGCCGTACTTTACTAGTGTAACGCGTTTAGATGCTACTAGTGGTATCGTGGGAGGAAATGCAGGGGGTGACGTTCAATCGTTTATCTCGGCTATGTACGCTTTCTATAGAGGAGGGATGAAAGTGCAGATCCATGATACTACAGGGCCTAAGAGTGTTGCAGCGTGCATTAATCCTAGGGCAGCAGCTGGAAATAATAATGTTATCACTACTACAACCATATCCAATGGTTTACCTACAGCAGTAGCTTGGACTACGATGCCAACTACTACTATTGCCACTGGTACGGTTGTGACGGACTCTACTTTATCTGTCACAGCATTTAGTGTACCCTATTATTCTAGAGCTCCTGTGTCTCTAAACATACCAATGACTAGTGGGCAATTACCATCGGTTTCTGGTTCTGTTGAGATTTCACAGGCTCAATCTGGTTTAGTTGTTCAAGGTTATTCTGATGTTACGAAGTGTGTGATTTACCGGTCTATTGCGGAAGATTTTCAGTACCAGTTCTTTGTGGGCTGTCCTCCTCTGGTTGCAACAACTGTTGGATATGCAGATGATCCCACAGCAGAGGAATTGTTCTTACCTGGTATTGGTCCCTACAACTTAACTGAAGATGTGAGTAGTTTGTATCCTTCCGTAGAAGCTGTAGTAGTCTCGGCCGACGGTGTATTTTCCCCGTCTGACAGTTTACAACCTACCAATGTGTATCCATCCTGATCCGTCGTTATCAAGACGTTAATTTGCCATTTATGTATTATATGTATTATGTTTATGCCTGGTTTCTAATTTTTACAGGCAATTTCAAATCCTCCGTGAGGGTTCCAATTAGCAATGCTACTTTGACCCCTCATAGGGGGTTTGGGGTTGTATTGTGTTTGTTGGTTACTGGGGGTCGTTTTTAGAGGGTGCGACACGCGATTCATTACCTGGCGTGGGCGTCGTTGAGAGTTTATAGTCTCCGGCGTTTACTTTTTA